GTTAATTCTACATCCGAATTAGAAAACCCTGATCTTGTAGTTTGGGTCGCACTAACAACAGGCACGCTATATTCAACAGCAAGACCACGAAGTTCTTCAGCAATAGACTTAATATATGTATATGAATTAATATTAGAACCTGGCTTAACTCTGGCAGACATACAAATATTAAGATAATCAACAAAGATAATATCGGGCTTGAATGATTTCTTCAGGCTCAATTCATTCAATAAAGCTTTGAAATGAATTGTTGATGCACCAGCAGTTGGATATTCCTTAATGATCAGTTTACCATTTGTTTTAGATTTGAGATTTTCTGCTTTTTTCTCATACATATCTTTTGACATTCTCATCAAATCTTCAAATGTAACATTCATAAGATTAGCATCGATACGCTTTGCAACTTCTTCTTCGGCCAATTCTAATGTAATATACAATACATTTCTGCCTTGATTAAGGCATGATGCAGCGACATGGCACATAAACAAAGATTTGCCGACTCCAGTTCCCGCCAGCGCAATGTTGAGTGTTTTTTTAGGAACACCTCCTCGGGTAATCTTATTGAAGAACTCAAGATCAAATGGAATCTTCTCTAATACTCTATGATAATACTCATATCGATAATCATATTGCTCAAGGTAATCATGTCCAACATTTGGATCAAAACTTACCGATAATGCATCAGATAGAAGTTGAGGAATAGCCCCCTTTGTGAGAGTGCTATTCTTATTATTCATGACATCAATAGACTTCATGATAGCATTATAGATAGCTTTCTCTTGGCAGAACTTTTCTGTGCTGTCTGAAAGCCAGTCGATATTAGTATCAATCTTATCTTCTGATAGTTCTTTGAGTGTGTCTGTAATAGTTTTAACTTGCTCTTCTTTGATATTACGGAGAGAATCAATCTCAATAACAAGAGCATCATATGTGGGTAGATTATTATACTTAAGAATAAAACTCTTTATCTCTTTGAATAATGTCCTATCATTCTCAGAAACGAAATATTCCTCAAGTAGAAATGGCAGAACCTTTCTTGTGTATGACTCGTTCCTCATTAGGTTCTTGAGAATTGTCATCTCTATGTTCATCTTCTATTTGCCCTTCAATTTCCGCAACATCAACAATGATTGAATTTAATATGAGACCTAATGTTTTATCAAACAACTTATCTTTTCTTAAAGAAGTTTCAGTATGATTACCCATCTCATAAAGATCATACTCAAATTTGAGAACCGCAGTATCATCATTATTTTCTTTGATCCCTACTTTAACATAACGATACACGACTCCCTTATATAAGTCAAGTAATATTTCAATAGGAACTGTATCATGTTTCATATCATCTCTAAATCTGAAATCTTGATTTATAATCATGCTTCTTCCTCCACGCTTGTCACATTAGACTTGCCATACAAGAACTCTTGCTTACATGATTCATCAATTCTATCTAATATATCCTTAGTAAAATACTTTTCAGGATCATTAATGATAGCAGTTCCAAAAGCTTTTGTTCCATCAGGCAAATCATATCGTGTGGATACTTTCTTGAAGATACCAAACTTTTCTGCTAGATCAAGAAGGCCATAATATGCATCAAGCCCAGTAGAATAATCAAGAAGTGTTTCAACTTTCTTATTCTCAATAGTCAGTCGGGCCTTCTTTAGATTAGCTGTGATAATAGCACCCGTGATTGAGTTATCAGTCTTGTCCTTATCTTTCTTCTTTGATAGAAATACAATAGTAGATGCTGCATATTCTAATCCTGAGCCTCCGCCCATCTTTTTCGTAGGAACATAACTGTTATGTGAAACTGTGCCATCACCTAAAATATAATGATGGGCATCCGCAACTTCAATATCATAAACCTTGATTTTTTGCTGTGATATTTTTGTAACACTTTTTACTTTTTTGCCAGTAGTCATGATTTAACTCCTTTATATACTAAATAATCATATGTATGAGATAGTAAAGGCAATCAACATGAAGAAACATAAACATCACATAATACCTAAACATGTTGGAGGAACAGACGAACCTTCAAATATAGTTGAACTTACGATAACAGAACACGCCGAAGAACATCGTAGGTTGTGGGAAGAATATGGTAGAATAGAAGACAAGATAGCTTGGGATATGCTATCGGGCCGTAAAATGTCAGAAGAAGATAGAATATTATTGGCCAAATCAGGATACTCCAAATGGCGAAATGATCCGAATGCGGTTGCTGCTTGGTGTAATAATATCAAGCTTGCGAGGGCAAGTCAAGTCATAACCGAAGAACATAAGACAAATATTAAAAAAGGTATGCTTCGAGCGTGGTCTGAAGGTAAAATGTGTCATCGCGTTATGAATAGCGATAAATGTCGAGAAATATATTATAAGAACGATATGGGAAATCGTTTGGCGGCCGCCAGGCAGAAATCTGAGATTTGGCACAACTCTGTAACTTCGGAAGAATATCGCAACAAAAAAAGAGATGCGGATCCTAGACGTAAGAAGATCGTTGTTGATGGTGTTGAATATCCATCGATTCGCGCAGCAGCCAAAGCAACGTCTTATAGTTATAGCCAACTTCGAATACAAGCTTTGAATCTGTCCAAAAAATGATGAATATTTATTATAGACTAATAATAACATCTTCTTCGCTCAGTTCCGATACCATCTTCCATTCACCTTCTTGTGTCATCAACTTATGTTCACCTGTCAGATTATATTCCTGACCATTTTCTAAAACAACTTTATAATATTCATCTTTATCATATTCATAAGTGTTCATCACCTGTTTAGGTCCCACAAGCGTATCTACAATGTCACCAATTTTAATATGAGATATGTCCATATTGCCGTTTGGTGTAGAAACCATAGTACCGGCTAACGCACATCCGATAACATCATATGTATGATTAGTTACAATCAAAGGAACCTTAGCTTTTCCTAACTTGAGTGTAAGAACACGGAAAGCACCACGAATAAGTTGTGATCTTGTCATATCACGAGTATCTTTACCATCAGTAATATCTTGCATTTCTTTTTCAGTAGAAAGATTGCCCATCGAATCTAGGACAAATAGCATAGGTAATCTATCCTCAGCATCTTCTAACATATATTTGTCAAGGACCTTGACTGCTTGTGTTCTGAATTCTTGAATAGTAGAAACAGGAACAAGAGCCAGTCGCTTAGTATTAATATTACGATCAGTCAACATTTGTTTTGATAATGCGGCCTCTGATTCAAAATAGAACACAAATCCTTTTGGATTATCATTTAGAAATTGGCGAACAATATTGATCGCATAAAATGTCTTACCAGTCGATGGTTCACCAGCAAGTGCTGTTACTTTGTTAGCTGGGAGACCACCATAGATGGATCCAGAAAGTAAAGCATTAAGAGAATAGCTACCAGTTCCAATAAACCCAGTAACATCCCCAGCTTCAATACCCTCTTCAGCAATAGCTGCATATTCATTTCCTGTTTCTTTTAATAGATCAGCAAACATATCACTCATAAGAATCTCCTTATAGGATGTTAAGCCAAGAATCTCCTTGGCGCAGATATTTAGAATGATCCTCCTTCTATAGGAAGGACACTAGTATTAGCCACAATAACTTTCTTTGTTCTTCTAGTTCTTGGCTTTTTTACAACAGGCCCGGGCTTAAGAGGAACAGTTTCATTCATGTCCATGAACTGTGGAACATAATCTTTATTAATTGAGATATTGAAAGCTATCAATAGCAAAACTGCAAGAGGATCAAACACGAATATAAGAAGCATTATAACAGCCCTAATAGATTTGTCAACTACTTTTGTATCGGATGAACCATAGATTAGTTCAGCAACATATTTAATAGGGCCAATTTCTGCTTCGATCTTTCTATATTCAGTATCTAATTTGATCTTCTCACCTTTCAAATCAGATTGAAGTTTGATTTCAAGTCGCTTCTTTACTACAAGGCTATCCCGAGTCTTTCTTTGTTGATCCGCAATACGAATAGATGTTTGTGCTTGGCCTCTATCTGTCAATTTAGACAATGCAGTATCGATCTGGACTATCTGTTTATCAATATCATTTATTGTATCAGTATGAACTTTGATTTTATTATCGATGATTAGAATCTGGTCGCTCACACCTGAATTAGATGTGACTTGTTGTTCAATATGTGATTTGCTTAGGTATCCGAATATTCCCATACTTGTAATAAGCATAAGAATAATAACAGCTATACTAAGATATGTTCTGATGATGAATGGAGCTATTTTCCAATTATTATATAACCATGAGACGGATACTAGTTTACCTATTTCAAGAACACCGCCCATAATAACAATAGACCAGAATGCACCAGAAAAGATTGCTGTCAACCCTATGATTGAATAATATGCAGCCACAGCGGAAATTGATATCCCAGTTAAGAATACTACGATAGATAATACCATGTTTTTGTTCATCTCTTATTTATGAAAAGAAGTCCTCCAAACTGCTACTAACTTCTGTTTTCCATCCAATACAATCAAGAATGATTTTCAGTGGTTCCAAAAAACTCTTCTCGAATTGTATATTATAGTCGATATATTGATCCAAGTCAAACTCTTTTGGTAGAGAATTGTTGAATGCTATTATATTACTCTGAATATTAT